GCTGCAAATAGTAATACGGCTACTAGACATATACTTTCTTCTAGTATGTATATAACTTTAGCTTTAGCTGAAGCTATATGTTTAAGGTTTAAAGATGTTTTAGAGTTTCATCCAACAAAAGAAGCTTTTATAGGAGCTTTAGGCCAATTTTCAGTAGGCTCATTAGAAGAAATGAAAAATCTTCATCTACATGACTTTGGTATATTTTTAGAATTAATGCCCGATGAAGAAGAAAAATCTTTACTTGAAGCAAATATTCAAGTAGCTTTATCAAGAGATAGTATAAATCTTGAAGATGCTATTGACATAAGAGAAGTTAAAAATCTAAAACTTGCTAATCAATTACTTAAGATTAGAAGAGTTAGAAAACAACAAATGGATCAACAACAAGCTCAAGCTGCTAGTGTAGCTCAAGCTGAAGCTCAAGGTGCTGCTCAAGTTCAAATAGAAGAAGCTAAAACACAAGCAGAGCAAATTAAAACAGCATCTAAAATACAATATAGACAAGCTGATATAGAATTTGAAATTAAAAAACTAGAAGTTGAAGCTCAAACTAAAAGAGAGTTAATGCAGTTTGAATATGAATTAAACGTTAAATTAAAAGAATTAGAATTAAGAGCGCAAAAAGAGTTAGTTGAAAAACAGAGTCAAACTCAAGAAACTGTTGCAGCTATGAAAACTTCAACAGCAAGTTTATCTGGACCACCTAGTAGTGGTAAACCAGCAAAATCTTTTGAATCTAAAGGTAATGATGTTTTAGGCGGTATTGATCTGTCAAGATTTTCACCTAAATAAGTAACAAGTAAATATTTTATTATATATAATTATGGAAGAACAAACACAAGAACAAGAACAAGTTACAGTTAAGGCTGTAGAAGATAACACTCCAGATCCAACACCTCAAGAAAGAGAATCTAAAGTTTTGGAACAAGCTGTTTCAGATGGTCAGGTAGATGAAAAATACTCACCAAAAGAAGTTGATGGTGTCGTTAAAATTGATTTAGATAAATTTAAAGAACAAGAAGACAATGCCATTCAAGAGCGAGAAACAAAGGAAATTCCTGTGGGCGAACGAACCGGAGATAGCAAAAAAGTGGACAGCGAAATACGGGTCGAATCCAATAAAGAAGATACTACACAAGAAAAAGAAGTAGAACAAACAAACGGTCCTCTCGAATTGATAATTGAAGAAGAGGAAACTAAAGAAACACCGGTTAAAAAAATAGAAGAAAAGGTTATTGAAAAAGAAGAACCTAATATTTTACCGGAAAACATAGACAAGTTAATAAAGTTCATGGATGAAACCAGTGGTACTTTAGAAGACTATGTTGAACTAAATAAAGATATATCAAAATATGATAATACATCTTTATTAAGAGAATATTATAATAAAACTAAACCGCATTTAGATTCAAGTGATATTGATTTTATACTCAATAAAAACTTTGGATATGATGCAGAGACGGACGATCCGTCAGATGTTAAAGCTAAGCAATTAGCTTTTAAAGAAGAACTATTTAATGCTCAAAAGCACTTTACAAGTAGTAAGGAAAAATATTATGCTGATCTTAAGTTAAGAAAGCAAAATGATATAGCTCCAGAATATAAAGAAGCTTATGATTATTACAATAAACAACAAGATTTAATAAAAGAAAGTGAAACACTTCAGAAAGATTTTTTAAGTAAAACTGATGATGTTTTTTCTGACGATTTCAAAGGTTTTGATTTTAGCGTAGGGAAAAACAAATATAGGTTTAAAGTGGAAGATAAAACTAAAGTGAAAGATTTCCAATCTGATATTAAAAATTTTGCAAACGACTATATTGGAAAAGATGGTACTATAGCAGATGCTAAAGGATATCACAAAGCTTTATTTGCTGGACGCAATGCAGATAAAATAGCTAATCATTTTTATGAGCAAGGCCGTGCCGATGCCATACGTGAACAAGCTAAATTATCTAAAAACATTGATATGTCACCAAGAGCAGATAACACAAGCGTTGTTAATACTAATGGTCAAAAAATTAAAGTTGTTTCTGGTAATGATTCTTCTAAATTGCGAGTAAAATGGAATAAATAATAATTTTTAAAATCAAAACAAATGGCTTTTACAGCAGGAATACCGGCAGCGTTACAACCAACGCAGTCGAAAACAATGTACTCAGGAAACTATATAGATTTTCAAGCAACAGGCTTTGAACAATGGGGACAACAATTTTTACCAGATGTATATGAAAAAGAAGTAGAACGTTACGGAAATCGTTCTATTGGATCTTTTTTACGTATGGTATCGGCAGAGATGCCATCAACTTCAGATCAAATTATCTGGACAGAACAAGGACGTTTACACACTCGTTATGCTAATGTAATTCCTTTAGGAAATGCAGGTGGTTTACCAGCTGGAGCTGTTCCAGCGGCAATTGTAGCAGGAGTGTCAGGTACAGCACTTAATTTTAGCGTACCAACTGCACAACCAAGAAGCACAGGAACAACAATTGATAAAACTGAGCCTGTAAACTTTAGAGTTGGTGCAACAGTTATGGTGCAAACACAAACTAGTGCAACTTCTGCAATAGGTGGAGCAGGTGAGGTTATAAAAGGTGTTGTTACAGCAGTTTCTGGACAAAACTTTCAAATCAAATGTTACGTAGCTCACGGCGGAATACTAGTAGCTAGCAGAGTTACAGCTGTTGCTTATGGTAATGAATTTGCTAAAGGTACTGGAACTTTTACAGAATCTTTAAACCCTAGCTATGCTACGTTTAATAATTCACCAATCATCTTAAAAGATAACTATGCTATCAATGGATCTGACACAGCTCAGATTGGATGGATTGAAGTTACTTCTGAAAATGGAGCTAATGGATATTTATGGTACATGAAAGCAGAACATGAAGTAAGACTTCGTTGGGAAGATTATTTAGAGATGTCAATGGTTGAAGGTGTTCTTAAAACAGGCGGACAAGCTGGTGCTAACGGAATAGCTTTAGGCTATACTGCAGGTTCTAGTTCTATTACTGTTGCAGGAAACAATCAAAATGCTAAAGGTACTGAAGGTTTCTTCGCTGCTCTAGAAGCACGTGGAAATGTTTACACAGGATTTGGTGCTCAAGCAGCTGCTCAAGCAGGTGGTGGTGCATTAACAGATTTTGATGCAGTTCTTCAGCAATTAGATAAGCAAGGAGCAATTGAAGAAAACATGCTTTTCTTAAATCGTGAACTTTCTTTAGAAATTGATGACATTCTTGCTATGCAAAATGGTGCATATGCTGGAACAGCTAACCACGCTCATGGTACATCTTATGGTGTATTTAACAATAGCGCTGATATGGCTCTTAATCTAGGATTTACAGGATACCGTAGAGGATCTTATGACTTTTACAAAACTGACTGGAAGTATTTAAATGACTGGTCAACTCGTGGAGGTTTTGGAGATATTGAAGGTGCTTTAGTACCAGCAGGTACTTCTACAGTATACGATCAGCAATTAGGTCAAAATATAAAAAGACCTTTCTTGCACATCCGATACAGAGCTTCAGAAACAGAAAACCGTAAAAACAAATCTTGGATTACAGGATCTGTTGGAACAGGTGCTCCTACTACTGACATTGATGAAATGAGAATTGCTTACTTAAGTGAAAGATGTCTTATTACACAAGCGGCTAATAACTTTGTGTTATTCAAAGCTTAATATTTTTTAACTATAGGATACGGGCTCTTCGGAGCCCAGTATTCTTATTATATATTATTTAATTATGACTACAACAAAAACAAAAATAAAAAAAAGTGATTGGGAAATTAAAGACAGAGTATACATTTTAAAAAATGATATGAGTCCTTTAACTTATACAATTCAAACTAAACATACACATAAAAAACCTTTGCTTTATTTTGATGAAGAAACAGGTGTTAACAGAGAGTTAAGACTAGCTTCAAATCAAAGATCATTATTTGTTGAAGAACAAGATGGTTATAGTACTTTGCAACATGTTATATTTCAAGATGGAATATTAAATGTTCCAAGAACAGAGGTTAATCTTCAAAAACTATTATCAATTTATCATCCAAATAAAAAGTGGGATGAAATTGATGATCAAATTATTGCTACAGATGAAGTTGAAGATGTTGAATTTGAATTAAAAGCTTTAAATCTTGTTCAAACTCTTGATATATCTCACTTAGAGGCTATCATGAGAACTGAATTAGGTTCAGCGGTTTCTGATTTAACTTCTAAAGAATTAAAAAGAGATGCTTATAGGTTTGCAAGAAATCAACCTCATTTATTTATAGAATTATCGGAAGATGAAGATATAACTTTAAGAAACTTAGCTAATAGAGCTGTGGAAACAGGTATATTAAATTTAACAGACGACAATACAGTCTTTAAACTAGGTTCTAATGGTAAAAAAATAATGACAGTTCCTTTTGACCAACATCCTTATGGAGCATTAGCTCAATACTTTAAAACAGATGAAGGTGTTGATTTAATGAAATCAATTACTAAAAAGCTTTCGTAGCTTAAACTGATGTAAGGTGAGAAATCAACCTTACATCAACTAAATTAATAATAAACAAAGATAAATGGTTAATATAAACAATGTATACCAATCTGTTCTTGTTATAACAAACAAAGATAATCGTGGATATATAACACCAGATGAATTTAATAGATTAGCTGAGCAAGCACAGAATGAAATATTTGCTAGTTATTTTGCTAGAGAAGCAGGTTATGAATTAAATGCATTTTTAACCAGTGATTTTTCAGACCCAAATACATATTTAGCTGAAAAAATAAGTGTATTTTACAAAGAGTTAGCTTTAACTAAACTAAACAATGAATTTACATATCCAGATAACTTATATAGAGTTGGTGTTGTTTCTGTAGATGATATAGTTGCTGATAGAGCTTCTAATGAAGAAATAAAATATATAAATTTATCTCCGCTTACTGCACCAGTAAAAAAACAGCCGGTGTATACTTTGACAGATAGTGGTGTTGTTGTTTATCCTTCAACAATAACTACAGGTGTTAAATTAGATTATTTAAAACAACCTGTAAGACCTAAATGGGGTTATGTTTCAAACGGAACAATACCTTATTATGATCCTACTGTTTTTGACCCAGCTACTGATAGTTATGATGTAGCAGCAAAATCTTATAATTTTGAGTTACATCCATCAGAAGAAAATAATTTAGTTGTAAACATATTAAACTACGCTGGTGTTGTTATAAAACAACCAGACGTAGCAGGATTTGCACAAGGTAAAGAACAACAAAACGCAGCAACTGAACAATAATGGCAGTATCAAGAAGACCTTTAGATGTAGATAATTATTCAGCCTTAGATGGCGGAACTGGATTAGCTATCCCTGGTTACTACAGGAGAACAAATTTAAATGATATAATAAATAATTTTATTGTAGCTTACATTGGAGATGGTAAAGTTCTTACTAAAGTTCCAAGGTATGAAGTAGCTTTTTGGGCTCAACGTGCTGTTCAAGAGTTTAGTTATGATACATTTCATTCTGAAAAAGCTTTAGAAATACAGCTTAGTTCAACTAGACAAATGTCTTTGCCATCTGATTATGTTAATTATAAAAGCGTACAGTGGACAGATGTTAATGGTGTTATGAGAACAATACTTCCAAGCACAACCACTAGAGCTAATCAAGGTGTGGCACAAGATGAAAATTATCATTATCTATATGATCAAGATGGTAATATTATATTTGCAGAAACATCTGAAACTATAGATAGATATCAAAAAGGAAGATCAGTTGAAGAAATAGAGGAAGCAGCTAGCTCTTTTTATTATGGCAACTTTGATTCAGTAAATTTTAGTTACTATGGTGCTAGATATGGTTTAACTCCTCAGTTTGCTAATGTTAATGGTACATTTGTTCTTGATTTAAATGCAGGACAAATATATTTTCCATCAAGCTTTCCTCAAGATACATACATAACTTTAAATTACATATCTGATGGACTTGGTCAAAATGGAGATTTTGATAATGTATTAGTACCTAAAATGGCAGAAGATGCTGTTATGTCTACTATACTTTATAACTTATGTAAAATAAGACCTTCAGCGGCAGGCGCGGCAGGATTATACAAAAAAGAAGCAGCAGCTCAAACTAGAAATGCTAAAATTAGACTAGCTAATATGAAAGTTGAAGAAATGACTCAAATATTTCGCAACAAAGCTAAATGGATTAAACACTAATATTTTTCTATGCCAGAAATGAAAAGAACATTTAATGTCGGTAAAATGAACCGAGATTTAGATGATAGAATAGTACCTCCCGGTGAATATCGAGAAGCGTTAAATATTAACATAGGACAATCAGAAGGTTCAGATGTTGGTGCTGTTGAGAATTTACTAGGTAACGAACTGGTAGCTCAAAGCGGTCTTTCTGGTAACGCTAAATGTATTGGATCTTTTGGAGATGGTGGTAGTGAGAAGATATATTATTTTGTTACTACAAATTCTATATACAATGAAACTAACACTGGTAACCACGGTATATATGAGTATGATCAAAAAACAAAACAATTAACTGCGTTAGTAGTTTCTCAACAATTAAATTTTCACACAAGTTATTCCATAACAGGTATAAATTTAGTAGATGATCTTTTATTTTGGACTGATAATAGAAATTATCCAAGAAAAATAAACGTTGTAACAGCTAGAAATAATACTACATATTATGCAACAACTGGTGATATTGATAATTTAATATCTGTATGTAAATTTGCACCTTACGAATCTCCAACACTTGTTGCTACAACTAGAGAAGCAACAATATCTTCTACTTTTATGGAAGATAAACTTATTAGGTTTTCGTATAGATGGAAATTTGAAGACAATGAATATAGCACATTAGCACCATTTTCACCAATAGTTTTTTCAAGATTAAATGAAATAGATTCTATATCTTCTTCATTAAGTAATTTCGGAGAAATTGAAACTTTTGTAAATGCAATAAACCAAGTTCAATTATCAGTACCTACACCAACAGGTTATGGTATAAAAAATGTTGAATTAATATATAAAGAGTCTGGATCAGGAACTTTGTATGTTGTTGATGATCAAGATGTTACAACAGAACCTTTTATTAACTTTACATACGCATCTACAGATCCATTTAGAACACTACCTGGAGATCAATTGACTAGAGTTTATGACGCTGTACCTAGAAAAGCTAAATCTCAAGAAGTTGGTGGTGGTAGATTAGTTTATGGTAATTTTTTACAAAATTACAATATACCTTCTATTGCTTTTAGTGTTGCTAGAACTGGTGAAACTTCAGCTAGAAATAGTGTATTAGAAAACCAATCAGTAAAATCTAGACGCACATATCAAGTAGGTATTGTTTTGGCTGATAAATTTGGTAGACAATCTCCGGTTATACTTTCTAGTTCAGGTGTTGATACTGTTTTTGTAGATCCAAATACTGGAAATGCAGATTCTACCACAGCGTTCAACGCTTTAAGATTAACCTTTACAGACCTTACGCAGATACCATCTTGGGCTTATTCATATAGAATTGTTGTAAAGCAAAGAGAACAAGAATATTATAATTGGATATCTGTAGTTTCTGCTTTAAATACTGTAGAAAGATTAGGTGATAGTATAAATAAAATACCTAGAGATCAAACAGCTGTTATACCACCAACTACTGCAGCAAGTATATCACCTTGTGATACGTCTGTTTATCCAAAATATTTAAATGGAGGCAATGTATATACATCACCTCAAGCTAATTTAACTAAAGTTCAATCTATTGGCAATCCTTCTGGAGATGCATTAGTTACAACTTTAGATCAATCTGGAGCCGCGGTTAGTAGTGGCCTTTGTGTTTTTGAAACAGAACCAGTTAGCTCTGAATTAGATATATTTTATGAAACATCAACAGGTGGTTTAGTTGGTAGTATACCAGCTACAGCAATTGATATAGACTTTTTCAATTGTATATTGTTATCATTTGATCCAGGTGGAGTAGGTAATGATCATATAGAAATAAATAGAATTAGAGCTGGTTACAATGAACCGTTTTTTGACGTTGGTGTTAGAGCTTACGTTGTTCAAGAAAACTTTACAGAAGAAAGAAGAGACAACACTCTAATACACTCTAGTGGACTTTTAAACTCTAGAACTGGTATAAACTATATAAACCAATTTAATGAGTCTGAAGGCGGTCTAACTGTATCTCTTGATCCTATAAATGGTTCAATACAGAAGTTATTTGCAGATGATACTCAAATAGTAGTTTTTCAAGAAGATAAAGTTTCAAGATCACCTATAGATAAAGATTTTATTTATTCAGCAGAAGGTGGCGCAGTTCCTGTAACTAGTAATACACAGTTTTTAGGAACTATAGCAGCTTATGCAGGACAATTTGGTATAGCTAAAGATCCTAACTCTTTTGCTTCTTATGGTTTTTCAAGATACTTTACTGATAAAAACAGAGGAACGGTTTTAAGATTATCTCAAAACGGAATACAAGAAATATCACAAGTTGGTATGGGTGATTTCTTTAGAGATGCTTTAAAAAATGCAACTGAAGTTGTTGGTTCTTATGATGAATACAGTAGAGTTTATGAACTTACTTTAATTGGTAATGGTTATGATAGTAATCCAGATACTAATGCTGCAACAGCTGCAGATGGATATCTAACATTATGTTTTGATGATAGATCAAACGGTTGGACTAGTTATAGATCTTTTAAACAAGAAAGTGGAGTTTCATTAAATAATACTTATTATACTTTTAACGGAGGAGATCTATGGCAACACCACAGTAATAATGTTACAAGAAATAATTTTTATGGAAGTGGAACGGCTGAATCTTATGTTGTTCCTATATTTAACGATGCTCCTTCTTTAATAAAGCAGTTTAATTCTTTAAGTTATGAAGGAACTTCTGGATGGGAACTAGAATATATACAGACTGATATTGGATCAAACGGTACTATTCCTACTACTGTTGTTAATTATAATACAACCTTACAATTATCTGGAGCTGCTCCTCAATCTATTTTTAATGGAGCTAATACAGTTACTTCAGCTGAAAATACTGGAATTAGTTGGGCAATATTTGTTACACCATTAAATTCACAGTATGCTTTTGATGATGTAAGTAATGTAATATTAACACAAGCTTCTGGAAGTTCTTTAACTATAACAAACCCATCAACTATAACGGACGGAAAATTAGTTTTCTTAGTTCAACACACTGTAGGTAGTAGTAATAGTATACAAACATTAAATATAAGTGGTACTGGTGCTGATTTAGCATTTACAGTTGCATTGTTGACGGTTAATATTCAAGAAACGGTTTCAAACTCTTCAATAACTCCAGCTTCTTTAACATTTACTAGTGCTGGTACTGGTATACCAATACAATTTTCAACTGCCGTTTCAAATAATTATTATATAGAAAGTTCTAATTTAACAGTTAGTACCGCTGCAATGCCAGCGTCAACGTTACCACAGGCTGCAACTTTTGGTAGATCTGGAGATAATGTTACTGTTGAAATTCCAATAACTGTTCCAACATCAGCTACAGCTGGTATAGTTACAGTAAATGGAGCTGCTACAATAAAACCTACATTAACTTGGGAACAAGGTAATGTTAATGGAGTAATGGTGCTTCCAGGAAACGTTCCTACTGGAACAAGTTATTATACTGGACCTTATGACGCTGCTAGTACTCGTACATCAATAATAACATATACATGTACTGTTACAGAAGTTTTATCATTAAACAGTTTTAATGTTGCATATGGATTAGGAGAATCTACAAGTAAAAACAATAGTTTGTTAACATCCTCTGGTTTTGGTACTTTAACAATAACAAATATATTACCAGTATTTAATTCTAACACAGTAGCAACACCTGTTCAATCAGGAAGTGGAGCACAAACTGCTGTATTAAGAAATGGAGGTAATTTTAGTGAATCTATTAACATTAATGGTGATTTTGTAACTGTAATTTCAAACGGAGGAAATGTTACAGCTAAAGTACAACCAGTAGATAGTTGGGTTTTATTAAACGGATCAGCAAATGCTACTATAGTTTTAGCACCAGGAGATTCATTTACACTTGGAGCTACAGCAAACGGTACTGGAGCACCAAGAGTAGGTGGTGCAACATTGATATGTACTAATGATAGAATAACACCATTAACTGATATAGATATAACAATAAACCAAGCGTAGTATGGCAACAGTAGTTACATTTCCGTTTCAAAACAAAGAGGGCAAATACTTTGCACCTATAAGTTCATCTGAACCAAATTATATAGTTGTCAATGGTGTTTTAACACAAACAGACAACAAAATAGTAAGTGGAATTAAAGGTGCATTTGCTTTAATTAAATTAACATTACCCGTGGCTAATGCAGGTACACAAAAAGAATTGTTTGCTTTAAATGCAGAAGCAGTTAATTCATCAAATTAAATTATATGGAATTACAAGTTAGAAAATTACAAGAATCCGATTGGGATTTTTTACCAAAGTGGTGGAAAGCTTATAATCAAGAAGGTTTTCCTAGAGATATGTTACCAGGTGCTTTTAAAGTTGGTGATGAACAAGAAGAAAAAAGAAAAGGTCTAGGCGGTTTTATGGTTTGCAAAGGAGATGATCCTATTGCAGCTATGTGGCTGTGGATGACAAATAGTAAGACTGCGATTCCAGCTGTTGTTATTAGTGATAAAGATTATCGTGATACAGACAGAAGTGATGCGTTGCAACTCTTAGTAGATTTTACAACTGATTTTGCTGAAGACTTAGGATATAAGTATGCGTTTGCATGGGCAAAAAAAGGAATATTATTAGAAAAATATAAAAAAGCGGAGTATTATGTAGATAAAACTCCATCTTATGAATTAATAATGAAATACTAATGGGAAGTATAGTTAAAGGAGTCGGATCACTATTTGGTGGTCGAGCAAGAAGAAGAGAACAAAAATCTGCTAATAAAGAATTTGCAGGAGCAAAAGCTGGTTTGCAAAACTTTACGTTTGATGATAATTACGCTGGTTTAGAAGCACAACAGTTAGGTAACGCTGCACAAGCTACAGCTGGAACTCTTGGTAGTGCAGATCAAGCTGCAATGGCAACATTAGGAGAAGCTCAAGGTTATGATGCTCAGGGTTACAACTCACAAGGTTATGACTCGCAAGGTTATAGTGCTGGCCAAACAAGTGTAGGCAACTTAGCTAGAGGTGCAGATACGGGTCTTACTAATACAATGAATAACCTACAAGTATCTACCGCAGGTGCTGACATGGCTAATAGAGAAGCTGATCAAGCCTTAGCCGCATCTCAAGACTTAGCTGCGCAAGCTGGAACTGGAGCGGGTGGAGCAACCGCATTAGCTAATGCTGCTGCAAAGTCTAAAGCCGGTATCTCAGCTGATATAGATAAACAAGTTAAATCTAATGAGCAGATGAGAGCAGCTGCTGAGTCTCAACTTCAACAAGGTCAATTAGCTCAAGGAAATCTAGCCTCTCAGTTTGATTTAGGTCAACAACAGTTTAATGTAGGAGCAGGTAACGAAGCAGCTAAATTTGGAGCTGCAGCACAAAACCAAGCTGCACAGTTTGGAGCTAGTGCCGCTAATCAAGCCGCACAATTCGGGGCATCTGCTCAAAATCAAGCAGCACAATTTGGAGCAAATGCTAAAAATCAATTTGCACAATCAAGATTTGGTGCTGAAAATGCTATGAATCAATTTAATGCTGGAGCAAATAATCAATTTGCACAATCTCAATTTGGCGCAGATAATAACATGTCACAGTTTAATGCAGGTGCGCAGAATCAATTTGCAATGGCAAATCAAAGTGCTGCTAATAATATGGCACAATTTAGGGCTCAAGGAATGAGTGATATACAAGAGAGTCAATATACTCAACAATCTGATATGTTTGACATTGCTTCAGGAAGAAAAGCAGCTGGTGACAATGCTAGAAAACAAGCTACAAGTGATTTAATTGGTGGTATAGGAGGAGTAGCTGGTGCGCTTATGTCAGACAGAAGAGCTAAAAATAATATAAAACTTATAGGTGTATCTAAGTCAGGTTTAAATATATATAGTTTTAATTACAAGAACAAAAACAACGGTCAAGGTACATACCAAGGTGTTATGTCTGATGAAATACCTAGTAACGCTATTGTTAATCATTTAGATGGATTTGATAGAGTAGACTATAGCAAATTAGATGTTGAATTTAAATTAATTAATTAAGATATGGCAGTTAGATCGTCAATAAATACTCAATACGCTCCTGGGCAAAACCCATATGATACTTATGTAAGTTTAGAAGGAGCAGCTAAAGATATTGATGCAGGTATCGAAAGAGGTCAGAAGGTTCAAGAAAGACAAGAGCAAGCAAGACTTAGAGAAATGCAGTTAGCTGAAATTAAGTCAAAAAACATGGCTGGTTTAATGATTTCTTCTGAAACTGAATTTGAACCTCTTCAAGGTTACATGCAAAGTATGAGTAGAAATCTTGTAGATAAATATAGTGGTTTGGTTTCTCAATTAGAAAAAGGAGAAATTGATAGTACTTATTTTGCAGCTGAATCAGCTAAACTTCAAGGCCAAGTACCTCAAGTTAAAGGTATGGTTGATGCTATTTCAGCAACTGCTGGTATGTATTCAGAAGGCTTAGCTCAAGGAACTTTAAGTGGAGCAATACCTAAAGATCAAGAAATGTATTTTCAAGCTATACTTAATAACAAAGGTAGTTTTGGTATGGATGAAAACAATGTACTTGTTTTTCAAGGAGAAACAGCTGATGGTGAACCTTTCAGTATTCCAGCTAATAAATTAAATCAAATGCCACAGCCAATAGGTAAGGTAGATGATTTTCAAGCTTTAGTATTACCTACTGTTCAAACTTTAATGAAACCAGAAGAAAGAAACGTAGGTGGTAGAGTTGTAAATGCAAGTGTAATTGGTCCATCGGCTGATAATCCAGCTGGATCTCAAGAATGGCAAAANGGTATTGCAGCATCTTTTGATACTTTTTTACAAACTCAAGGAGAAAACGGTTTAAAATCTTTAGCTGTAGACCACGCTGGTTACACTATAGAGGAAATGAATGATGCTTTAAACTCGGGTAGTTACGAAGGTAATGATGGTGAGCAGTATAGTAGTAGACTTGAATATGAGATGGAAAAGAAATTTACAGAACAAGCTGGTCAAAATTATGAATTAATTCAGTTTGAAAACTTTAATCAATTACAAGCTGATAGTAGAAGAAAAACACAGCAAATTCAAGCAATGAATGCTGAAACTTCTAGAATAAATGCTTTAAATGCTCAAAATCAAGGAAGAACTAAACCAGAAAGAGCAATAATAGCTAATATAAAATCTGTTGAACAAAAATCAGCTCCTAGAACTACTGGAAACTTAGAAGAAGACATAAGATCAATTAATGAAAATTTTTTACTTGATGTTCCTGGAATGAGAATTGATGCAGATGAAGATGGAATATTTTTAGTTAATCCAAAAGGAGATGGAATTCCTATATCTGAAAGCGTTTGGAAAGACCCAAATCTTTTAGCTTCGTGGCTTGCTGCTAACGCTATGGGGATACCTTCAGGAAGAGCACCTGTCTTTAATTTTGAAACAGCTCCTATCGGAGGCGGAGTTTCTCCAATGCAAAAAATAGCAAATTTTTTTACTGGTAAAAAATAAAATCTTATATGGAAAATAAAATAAATATTGTTGATCCTAATACTTGGCAACAATTAAATTTTGCAACTACAGAAGAAGAAGAAGAAGAGTTAGATGAATTTGGTAATCCAATTGTAGCTGTAGATTTATTTAGTCAAGGTAGAAGAAATTTAGATGAAACAGTTGAAGAAAGAGAATATAGGCAAGAAGCTGAATTAGCTGCTAAAAGAGAAGAAACAAACAGAGATCGTTATACCTACAATGAAGCTGGACAAGTTGTTTTAGATGAAAACACAGGTCAACCTTTANTAGAAGAATTGAGTTCTTTTGAAAAAATGGCAAATAGCTTTGGAAACATGGTTGATCAAATTCAACAAGCTATTCCAAATGCATCTTTGGGCGTAAATAGTTTAGTTAGAAAAGTTCTTGGGGATGAAGCTATAGATAATTTTTTAGCAAACGAAAATGTTCCACAGTTTTTTAAAGATTTTGGTACAATGACCACTGAAGAAGCTGACGAAGCTTTACAGCAACAACAACTACAAGAAGCAGAAATGCAAGAAACAGGTAGTATAACTGAAGGATTAAAAAACTTTGATGTAGGTGAATTAGCTGCTGGTATTGTTAATGGTTTTACATCTATAGGTTCTACAGCTTTTACAAGCGCTCTATCTGGAGGTGCTTCTTTAATACCTGAAATGATAGGTAGATCATATGTTGGTTACAACGAAGCTTTAGCTGAAAAAGAAGGCAAGTCTTTAAATCAGTACATGGAAGAAACTGGTGGTGGAGAAAATACTTGGACATCTATTGCTATTGGAGTAGGATCTGGTTTATTAGAAAGAGCTGGATTAAAAGGAGCAGGTAAATATTTGACAAATCAAATGGTTAGTCGTGGATTAGGAAAAACTTTTACTAACGTTTTTTTATCTGGAAACAGTGAAGGATTAACTGAACTAGCTCAAACAGGATTAGATGCTGTAAACGTAGCGTCTGCTAAAGATGAAAATAAAACAGAAGCTTTTGTTAATGCTGTTGTATCTCAAGATGGATTAGAATCTTATTTGCAAGGTTTTGTTGGAGGTGCAGCAATGAGAAATGGTCCAAAATATATTGATAAAGAAAAAAATCTTAAATTTAAAAAAGCTACAGCTGCTTTACGTGGACAAAATGAAACAGTTTTACAGAATCAAGCTTTAGAAAATATAGCTGAATTAAGAAAAACATTATTTACAACAACAGATCCACAAGTTAAAAAAGAAATAAAAGAAGGTATAGCAATAGAAGAAGCTAAAATTATTGATATAACATTAAGAGCACAAGCTAAAGCTGAAAAATTAACAGATAAAGAGCTTGATGAAGTTTCTACTATACAAGATGATGTAGATGCTATAAGTAACGGTATAACAGAGTTAGATCAAAAATTAGCTGATGGTGTTATAAATACAGAACAAAGAAATGCTGCTGTTAGAACTTATGAAGAACAATTTTTTTCTAAACAAGAAGAATTAAATGTTATAAATAATGAATCTAGTAAAAGAATAATACCATCTGCTTTTGAAAGCAGAGAAAACACAGCTTTAAATCTTGTAAATCTTTATGATGATTTAGATAGAGCTATTGTCAATGGAGATACTGAATTAGAATCTGAAATAAATTCAAAAATATTTAAAGCAGAACAAGTTTTAAAAACTAGTGATGAAATTATTGCTGAAGATAGTGTTATTTTATCTGAACAAGCACAAGAATTATACGATAATAGAGGTATTGAAGCTTTAAATAGTATAGTTGAAACTCAAGAAGGTACTATAAGAAAAGTAGCTATTGACAAGTTAAACTCTGTGCCTCAAAACCGTAGATATGATGGTGACGTTGAAGCTTTGGCTAGTGAATTAAGATATGGCCCAGAAGGTGTTGCTAGATTAATTGAAACATATAATCCTGAAACAAAAGTTCCAATAGCAGCTTATATAGCTGAACAACTTCCTAGAAGAGTTCAAAGAGCAGCTAAAAAAGTTTTGTCTCAAGATAACACAATTGATTTTAATGCAACTGAAGCAGAAAACTTATTAGTAGAAGATAAAAATGAATTTGAAGTTAAAATAGGGTCAAAATTACTTACTGATCAATTAAAGCTTCCTATATCTATTGTTGATAAAGCTAAAAAAATTATACCAGCTGGCTTACAAAAAGCTGTAAACGAACTGCAAGATAACAAAGATTTAACTATCAAAAAAAGACAAGTTATTGCCGAGCAAGCTGTAGCTAGTATATATAACAGTCAGTTAGTTAAAGATATAAAAGCAGAATTTGGTAAAAATACTAAAACTAAAGAAGATTTTTCTAATTATTTAAGCAAAAACTATAGAGCTTTAGCTACAGCTTTTATAGCTCAAAATGCAGCTCAAAAAGGAACTGGTATATCTAAACAATGGGCCATGTTTCCTCCAACAAGATCTGAATTTTTAAATTATTACGAAGGAAAAGACATAGCTTTAGATAAAAAAAATAGGTCTCAACCAATTAGTGACAGAAAAGACGCTTTAGCGCAAGCTGTGT